GAGTTTGAACACCTTGATCGCTACCTGACGCTGGTGGCCTACAACGCAAGCGGGGCAACCGTGAACGCTACGGACACCAATTTCGTGTTCACGCTCCAGCCGTACTACTGGCAGACGCAGTAAGGCCTCGCCGTGCTGATTCTCGAACGGCCGCGTAAACGTAAACCGCCATCGCAGGTTGAGAGGCTGCACAGCGACTTGCCGTTCGGCTCTTTTGCGCACTTGCTGAACAGCACGTACTTCGCAAGCGGCGATCAAAAAACGGGCACTTACGTTGCAGGCAATAGGCCAAGCGGCCGCGGCCTGTCGTGCAGCAACGATACATGGTACGAAGCTGCAACGGCGTCAGAGTGGCCGGCAAATGCGCCGCAGAACTACGGCGAGTTTACGTGCGTTTCCGTGTCATACCCGAGCGGAATCGGAACCAATACTGCGCAATCCATCGCTGGCAATTCATTAGCTGTATCAGCAGAAAAAGGGTGGTGGTTAGCTTACGAAAACCGCTCTGTCGTTTCTTCACCAAACAAAATCCGGCTAGCGATCACAAAATCCAATCCCGGCCAGCCGCTGATAGACACGTACATCGGGGCAACGCTATCGTCAGGTCAAAGAGTGGTGGTCGTATGGGCTACCAACTCTGATGGGCTCACCGCTTACGTCAACGGATCAGGCGGGACGTTCTCATGGGCATGGCCTGGATCGACTTCAGGTGACGCGACTAGATCGTTGCATGTCGGCAGGGCAAACCACACATCCACGCTGCTGCCGTTCGCGGGGCTGATCGAGTGCATTGCGTTCATCCCGCAGAAGTTCAGCAGTGCGCGGGCTAGGCTGGCGTCACTTGATCCATACGGCGTGCTATTCGCCACCCGCCGCATCTACATCCCCACCGCAGCCGCAGCCGCCACCGCCCCGACCATCACGGCCCTGAGCGCGATCAACATCACCGCCACCAGCGCGCAGCCGCAAATCACCTACGCCTGATTGAGCCGTGGCTAACACCCTGTACTTCGCAATCTTCCCCAGCGGCGACGCCACACCGACTTGGGACCGTGGCGACATCGCCACGAATGCGGGGTTCAGCGGCACCGTCACGGCCTACGGCACGGACGCCAGCGCCGGGGCCACGGGCACGAACTACACGCCCACGATTTCCTGGACCGGATCGCTCACCGCCGACATCAGCTACAAGATCGCGGCGGTATGGGACGACGGGGCGAATACCAGCAATGTGTTTGCGAGTGCGGCGTTCACGACTTTCGACCTGTATACGACAACTGGCGCGCTGGCGGCGCAAACTGCCGTAGTTGCCGGGACGGTCACGCACCTAACCCTTCATACAGCAGCCGGAACGCTTGCGGCTCAGGCAGCAACGGTTAGTGGAACTTCCCTTCATCCGCACACCACGACCGGCGTGCTCGCCGCTCAGCCGGCGACAGTCAGCGGCGCCTCTCTCCACCCGCACACAACAATAGGAGCGCTTGCTGCCGAAGCCGCTACGCTGGCCGGCACGGCGGCCTACGCGGCTGGCGGAACCTTCGCCACCGCCGGCACGCTCGCAGCGCAAGCCGCCTCCCTCGCGGGTACGGCGGCGCATCTTACTCTCCATACCAGCACTGGCGCGCTGGCAGCCAGTGCGGCAGTCATCGCAAGCACTGCCCTCCATCCCCACACGACTGCCGGCGCGCTGGCCTCCCAGTCCGCTACTGTCGCCGGCTCCGCAGTCCTTGCTACCGCCGGCACCTTCCCTGCCGAGGGCGCACTCTCTGCCCAGGCCGCAGCCGTCGTGGGGGCCGCCACTCGATTCGCCCTCCACACGACAGCCGGCACGCTTGCGGCCTCGAGCGCGACCCTCGACGGCACGGCGGCAGGCCCAGGCCTCGGCTTCACCACCACCGGCGCCTTGGCTGCCGGCTCGGCCGGCATCTCCGGGACCGCCGTCCACCTGTCACTGCTGGCCACCCTCGGCCTGTCCACCCGCCGCAGTCATGCGTCAGGCGCCCTGCGCATCTCCTATCGCGGTCAACCCGCCCGTCGAGGTATTCCATGAGCAGGTCCCCCACAAGCCTTCTGGCCAAGTTCGTTTCCGAGCAGGATACCTTCGCCGCGGTCTTTACCCTGGCGGATGGGGAGACGATCTCGAGCTGCACCGCCACCCCGTCGGTCCTCTGGGGAACCGATGTCAGCGTCGCTGCGATGGCCCCTGGCGCGGTGACGATTGCAGGCGACACCTGCACAGTCCTCGTCATCGCTGGCGTGGCGGGAAATGTCTACAACCTGCGCTTCACCGCAACGACCAGCACTGGGCGCGTGCTGATCAACGATTCGATCTTCGAGGTTCGGGCATGACGACAAACCCGCCGCGCGTCATCCTTTCCCCCGAACTCATCGAGGCGTTCGCGGGGGCCTACCTCTCACCAATGTACGACAACCCGGTCAGGACGCCCGACCTGCACCGCCAGTGCTGGGCCCTGTACTGCCAGCCCACGACCTACGCCGCCATTGCTGCCCCGCGGGGCCACGCCAAGAGCACCGCCCTCACCCACGACTACGGCCTGGCAACGGCCCTCTTCCGCGTGGAAGACTACATCATGGTGGTCTCCGCGACGGAAGATCTGGCCATCCAGCACTTGGGCGATATTGCGAAGGAACTGCGGGAGAACGAGGACATCCATCGAGACTTCCAGGTCGAGCGCCTTGTCACCGACGCCAAGACGGACATCGTCGTCCAGTTCAAGGACGGGCACCAGTGCCGCTTCATCGCGAAAGGCTCCGGGCAAAAGACTCGCGGCATTAAGTGGAATGGCAAACGCCCTGGCCTCATCATATGCGACGACCTGGAGGAGGACGAGCAGGTCGAGAACAAGGATCGGCGGAAGAAGTTCTCCCGCTGGTTCTATCGCGCCCTCGTGCCGTGTTTGCGCAAAGGCGGGAAGATCCGCATGCACGGGACGATTCTGCATGAGGAGGCCCTCCTGGCCCGCGTGATCGCTGGGAAGTCTTGGAGCACGTTGCTCTTCCGCGCACATGCCAGCTTCGACGACTTCAGCAACATCCTGTGGCCCGAGCAATTTTCCGCCGAGCGGCTACGTGAAATCCGCCAGACCTTCATCGACGATGGCGACGCGGCGGGCTACTCCCAAGAATACCTCAATGACCCGCGGGACAACTCCGAAGCGTACATCCGCAAGGATGATCTGCTTGCAGCGAAGCCAGAAGAGCTTGCGCAGGAAATGCGGTTTTCCGTCGGTTGTGACTTCGCGGTCTCCAAGGCGGACACAGCGAACCGCACCTCCTTCACCGTCGGTGGGCGGTCTGCCAGCCCGCGCGCCATCATCGTCGATCAGTACGTCGGCCGCTACGACACCATCGAGTGGATCGACCTTCTCTTCCTGATCGAGGAGCGCTACAGCCCGGACGCCTTCTACGTGGAAGATGGAGTGATCTGGAAAGCCGTTGCCCCGATGATCTACCGCGAGATGAACCAGCGTGGGCGGTGGCTCAACATCTTCCCACTCAATCCGGTGAAGGACAAGGCGACTCGGGGCCGGCCGTTTCAGAAGCGGACTCGGGCAGGGGCTGTGGCCTGGGACAAGGAAGCCTCCTGGTACCCCGGCTACGAGCAGGAGGTCCTCTCCTTCTCCGCCGAGTCGGATGCAAAGCTCGACGACCAGTTCGACAGCACGGCGACGCTCTTCCTCGGCCTCGAGTCTGCGCCGGACCTGGAGGAGGAAGACTTCGAGGCGGAAGAGGAACTCGCGATGCGGCGGCAGGACCCGAGGCGGGTTGCTGGGCGGTCGAAGGTGACGGGGTACTGATGATGTACGGTCGGGAAAATCGCCATTTATCCGCACGCATTTGTATTAAAGGCGGCGACGGGTGCCAGCGCCGGGAACCGGCGCGGCACACGGCGACGGGAGCCACTCCCTGTCAGCGGCTGTTTTCCTCCCTAACAAAGCAAGCTGCCGGCGACTGCCCCAAGCTTCCCGAACAACTGACCGGCGGCGCCGCCGGGAGAACCTCCGGCCTTTCGATAACCTCCCCCACGCTTGCAGGCAACCAATGCTAACCCTCGAGAAACCCCTCAAGCTTTCCGACGACATCGCCCAGGCCGCCAACCTGACAGACCGCTTCTCTGCCGTCGACCTGGCCCGCATAGCGGACGAAGTCGTCTCGGGCTACGACGAGGACGAGCGGAGTCGGTTCAACTGGCTCCAGCGTTCCGGCGCCGGCATGGACCTTGCGATGCAGATCACAGAGGAGAAGTCCTCCCCCTGGCCCGGTTGCGCGAACGTTGCCTTTCCCCTCGTGACGATCGCTGCCCTGCAGTTTCACGCCCGCGCCTACCCTGCCATCATGAATGGCGGTGACGTGGTGAAGTGCACTACCGGCTTCGAGCCCACGCCGGAAGAGGAAGTCCTCGCCACCCGTGTTGGCCAGTACATGTCCTACCAGGTTCTCGAGGAAGACTCCTCCTGGGAAGAGGGCCAGGATCGCCTGCTGCTCAACTACGCCATCGTCGGATGCGCGTTCAAGAAGAGCCGCTACTCCCCCAACGAAGGGACGGTCGTTGGCGAACTCGTCTTGGCGCAGGATCTTGTCCTCGACTACTACGCCAAGAGCGTCGAGAAGTGTCGGCGGAAGACGCATGTCTACCCGCTGCACCGCAACGATATCGTCTCGGGCATCCGTGCCGAAACCCCGATTTATCGCAATGTGGAGAAGGAACCCTGGTTTCAGGCCGGCGGCCAGCCAGATGACGAGCCCAACCGCGAGGGGACTTCCCCGCCAGCCCGCAGCCATAACACCCCCTTTACAACCCTGGAGCAGCACTGCTGGCTCGACCTCGACGCGGACGGATATGAAGAGCCCTACATCATCCTCGTGGAGCGGGATTCCAAGCAGGTCCTCCGCATCGTTGCGCGGTGGGAGAGCGACAGTCAGGTCTCCCGTAACTCCCGTCGCCAGATCACCTCGATCCAGGCGACGGAGTACTTCACCAAGTACGGGTTTATCCCGAGTCCCGACGGCTCGATCTACGACATGGGGTTCGGCACCCTCCTAGGCCCGCTCAACGAAACCGTCAGCTCGGCGATCAACCAGCTCCTCGACTCCGGCACGATGGCGGTGGCCGCCGGGGGCTTCCTCGGCCGTGGCGCCAAGATCAAGGGCGGGGTCTACACCTTCTCCCCCTTCGAGTGGAAGCGCGTTGACTCGACGGGCGAGGATTTGAGCAAGTCCATTTACCCCCTTCCGGTCCGCGAACCCTCGATGGTTCTGTTCAACCTGCTGTCCCTCCTGATCGACTACACGAATCGGATCTCCGGCGCGACCGAGTCCATGGTTGGGGAGAACCCGGGGCAGAACACTCCTGCCGAGACCTCCCGCTCGATGGTCGAGCAGGGGATGAAGGTTTACGCCGCCATCTTCAAGCGCACCTGGCGGGCAATGAAGGAGGAGTTCAAGGCCCGCTACACCCTCAATGCCTTCTACGCTCCGTTGCGGTACCGCCAGCTTTTCCTGGGCGATCCGAATCGCATCTGCCCAGCCGCCGACCCGAACATCGTTTCCGACAGCGAACGCTTCATGCGGGCCAGTGCAATCGCCCAACGGGCCGCCACAGTCCCCGGCTACGACCCAGCGGCAGTGGAAGAAAACTTCCTTCGCGCCCTGCGCGTGGACAACTGGCAGCGATTCTACAAAGGCGTGGACCCGAACAACCCGCCCAAGGATGTTCGCGTCCAGATTGCCGAGATGAAGCTGCAGGAAAAGCAGCTGGCCCTCCAGTGGGACCAGCAGAAATTCGTCGCCGAACTCATGGAAGAGAGGCGCATGAACCAGGCCGAACTCGTAAAGATCCAGGCCGAGGTGGTCAAGCTCATGGCCGAGGCCGAGGGCGAGGCCGACAACCGAGACATCGTGCGCATGCAAACTGCGCTCGCTGCCCTCAAAGCGCGCGACGAATCCCTCCGGGGCCGAGTCGATCAGTTAATCAAAGTTATGGAGTTAGAGAGTGAACCAGAACGTAAACGTGTTGATACTGGAGCAGTACGACGATTGGTTGAGCCATCCGGTGACGGTGGCGCTGAACCGCTACCTGAGGGGGAAGAAGCAGGAGTTCCTGGAGGCATGGGGTGATGGCCGCTTCACCGCGGAGTCCGACGCTGGAACCCTTCAGCTTAACGCTAACGCCCTCGGCCAGGTGGAAATCCTGAACCGTCTGCTCGACCTGCAACCAGAAGACTTTCTCGGAGAAAATCAGCAATGAACATTAGCAACACTTCTGGCGTCGCCCCCCTGGGCCGCGCCGTCCTCGTGGAGTACTATGAGCCCGAGCGCAAAGCCAGCGTGATCGTCGTCCCCGACTCCGTGCGGGATAAGGAGGTCATGCTTGAGCAGCGTGCCGTCGTGGTGGAATGCGGGCCGGCGTGCTGGCCTGAGGAAGCCCCTCGTGCACGCCCTGGCGACCGCGTCCTGATCGCCCGCTTCTCGGGCTACGCCCTTACCGGGCCGGCGGATGGCAAGCGCTATCGGATCGTGAACGACAAAGACATTTTTGCTCGCATTGAGCATGAGGAGAAAAGCAATGGCTAATGTCGAGACCGCCGCCCGCGAGATGGGCTGGCGCCCGAAGGAAGAGTTTCGGGGTGAGCCCGAGAAGTGGGTTGACGCCGAAACGTTTGTCTCGAGGGGCGAGCATTTCCTCCCGATTGTTCGGGCAGATCGGGAAAAGCTTCGCGCCCAAGTCGAGGCCCAGAATGCGCAGCTCGCGGAACTCAAGGCCACGATTGCGGCCTCGCAAGAGTCCCTGGAGGAGCTTAAGCGCTTTAGCAGTGAGAATACTCGCCGGCAAGTCGAGCAGGCTCGGAAGGACCTTGTCCGCCAACTCAAGGAAGCCCGCGAGGCAGGCGACGTCGAGGCGGAGACCGCCGTGCTGGACCAGCTCGACGAGGTGAGGCAAGCACAAAAGGCCGCTGCCGAGCCGCCGGCAAAGCCGGCTGCGCCAGCCGCACCGCCCGCCCCCGCCGGCATTGCCCCTGAGCAGCAGGTTTGGCAGGAGGCCAACCCCTGGTTCACGGCAAACCCCCGCCTTCGCGGCCTGGCCCTCGGGATCGCGGAGGAACTTCGCGCCGCCCCCAAGACCGCCGGGCTGGTTGGCAAGCCCTTCTTCGACAAGTTGAGCGAGGAGATGCAACCCTACCTCAACCCGGAGGAGCGACCGCCCGTCTCCAAAGTCGCGGGAGGGCGGCCGAGCGGATCGCGCTCCGGAGGTACCCCGCCCCAACGTGGCTATGCTGACCTCACCGCTGAGGAGCGTGCGGCGTGCGACCAGCAGGCCAAGAAACTCGTTGGCCCCGGCCGCGCCTTCAAGACTGAGGCGGACTGGCAGGCCTTCTTTATCAAGGAAATTGAAGGAGCTTCCGCATGAGCGATATTCCCGCGCCTGTCCAGGCCAGAATGGACGAAATGAAAGCCAGCAATCCAGCCAACGCGCCTGAGAAGAAGGTGGCGAAACGCATCCCGCTTTCGGTCCCAACCCTCAAGCTCGCGGTGCCGGAAATTCCAGGCTACAAATGCTATTGGTTCCGAGGCACTTCCCAGCGAATCCAGCAAGCCCGCCGTGCCGGGTACGAGTTCGTCAGCAGCGACGAGGTCCAACTCAATGAGGTGGGCTATGCCAACAGCTTTGACGACGACGGCAACACCGACCTGGGGACTCGCGTCAGCGTTTCCGCCGGCGACTCCGGCTCGGAGAAGGAGGGAATCCGCCTGTACCTCATGAAGATCCGCAAGGAGCTTTGGGACGAGGACAGGCAGCTCATGGAAGATCAGCAAGCCGCCGTGGCAGCGCAGTTGCGCGGCGACAAAGCGCCCGTCGAAGGGGGAATGGACGCGAGCAATCGCTACACCCGCGGCGAGCAAAAACGTCACATGTTTCAACCTCGGAGAGCCTAAATCATGGCAAACGCAAACACTCCGTTCGGCTTGGCGCCCGTCGCCTTTCTGAGCGGTTCCCCCTGGAACGGGCAAGCCCGGCGCTACCACATCGACTCGGGCGACGGCAACGCCTACGCCCCTGGCGATCCGGTCACGCTGGCCGGAAGCGCCGACGACAATGGTGTCGCCACTGTTACGCTGGCCACTCCCGGCAGCGGCATCCTCGGTGTCATCGTCAGCGCGGGTGGTCTCACCTACGGCGGTATGTCGGCTGACCCGACGAACCTGAACACCACGATCATTCCGGCAACGAAGGCCAAGGACTATTACGTCATGGTCTGCGACTCGCCGGACGTGATCTACGAGGTTCAGGAGATTGGCACCGGCACGCAGCTTACCGCGGCAGAAGTCGGCCTCAACGCCAACCTCGTCGCCGGCACCAACTCGGGCTACGTCTCGGGCTGGCTGCTGACCAACACGACGGAAGCCGTCACGGCCACCCTCGACGTCAAGCTCCTCGGCTTGGCCCAGCGCCCTGGGAATGCCTTTGGCGCCTACGCCAAGTGGAACGTCATCATCAACAACCACGTCTTGTCCAGCCCGGGTCACCTGGGTCTGTAAGGAGCTACTATCATGGCAGGTATCATCAATACGGGCACGCATCCCAAGCTGCTCTGGCCCGGCATCCGGGCCATCTGGGGCCAGGTCTACGACGAACACCCGACGGAGTACACGGATCTCTACGACATCCAGACCTCCGATCGGGCCTACGAAGAGATGGTGCAGATCACCGGCTTCGGTCTGGCGTCCATCAAGCCGGAGGCCCAGGCTGGCACCTTCGACTCGGAACTCCAGGGCGTCATCTCGCGGTTCACCCACATTGCCTACTCGCTGGGCTACCAGGTGACCTACGAGGAGATGCAGGACAACCTGTACGCTGAGGTGGGGGCCCGCCGGGCCAAGGCCAACGCGTTCTCGATGTCCCAGACGGTGGAGACGGTCGGCGCATTCCTCTACAACAATGCGTTCAGCACGACCTACTTCACCACCGGCGACGGGGCGGCGCTGGTCTCTGCCTCTCACGTCAACGTGTCGGGCGGGACGTACAGCAACCTGCTCAACCCGGCGGCCGACCTGTCGGAGGCGGCGCTGGAGGACCTAGCCATCCAGATCATGGACACCCGCAATGATCGCGGGCTGAACATCTCTGTGATGCCCCAGAGCCTGCACGTGGCCCCCGCCGAGTGGTTCAATGCCCACCGTATCCTGCTCTCGGTCCAGCAGCCAGGCACGGCGAACAACGACATCAACGTCCTGAAGGCCATGACCATCTTCCCGAAGGGGATCAAGATGAATCACTACTTCACCGACACCGATGCCTGGTTCGTCCGCACCAACTGCCCCGAGGGCATGACGATGTTCTGGCGTGAGCGGCCCAGCCTGCTGCCGGACAACGACTTCGACACGAAGAACGCCAAGGCGCTGAGCTACATGCGCCTGTCCGTCGGGGCGGTTGACCCTCGCGGCATCTTCGCCAGCGCCGGAGCGTAAGCAAGCCTCACTGGGGGCTGAGAGGATTGCCCCCACCCTTTACGCCTTCGGGCGTGTTTGCAAACACGTAAAGGAGTTTCATCATGGGTTCTCCCGTCCGTTTTCCCTACGGTGTCGCCACCGTTTCCCCGACCGATCCGCTGGCCTCTTTCGGCCTCCCTGACCCGACAGCCTGGCACGTCTTCTTCGACGATTTCGACCAGTGGGTGACGGATACCTCAGCAGCCGCGAAGTATACCATCACGACCGTCGAAGCTGGTGGCGGGTCCGCGAGCGAGGCCATCACTGATGAGGACGGCGGCGTCCTCCTTATCACCAACGACGCGGCGGATAACGACTCTGACCTCTTCCAGAAGATCGGCGAATCCTTCCTTCCGACCGCCGGCAAGAAGCTCTTCTTCAAGGCCCGCTTCAAGGTCAGCGACGCGACCGAGTGCGACTGGATCATGGGCCTCGCCATCACGGACACGACCTCGATCGCAGCCGCTGGCGATGGCGTGACCGACGGCATCTTCTTTCAGAAAGATGACGGCGACACGAACATCGACTTCTACGTCCAGAAGGACGCGACGACTGGCCAGCTTACCAGCACGGCCGTCACAACCTCGGCCGCCGCCGCGACGTACATGACGCTGGCGTTCTACTTCGACGGCAAGCGGTACGTCCATGTGTTCAAGGACGACGTGAAGGTCGAGCAGGTCGATCTGACCACGACCCTGACGACGTACCTGCCCGACACAGAGCTGACTGTCACGTTCGGCCTGGTGAACGGGGCGGCTGCGGCGAAGACCATGTCCGTCGACTACATCTTCGTGGCCCAGGAGCGCTAATCATGGCGTTGCCCAGCTTCTTTCACACGCCTGGGCGGATCATCCGCCTTGCGCTGAAGGACGCTGGGCGCCTCCAGGCCGGCGCCGACCCCTCTGCGGAGGTCCTCTCGGAAGCCCTGGGACGCCTAGCGGACCTGATCAACACCTACCAGACCCAGGGACTCAAGCTCTGGCTCAACTCAATCCTCGAGGTGACGCTCACTGCCGGCACCGCTGCGTATACCCTTGGCCCCTCCGGCGCGTTCATCCCGACGAAACCCTTGCGGGCTCCCGAAGCCTGGTACGTCACGACCGACGGCAACAGGCGGCCCCTTAACCCGCTGGCCCTGCGAGACTACTACGCTCTCGGCAACCTCACCACGACTGGCGCCATCAACAGTTATCTGGCGGACAAGCAGCAGAGCAACCTCATCGTCCACTTGTGGCCAGTGCCGGACAGCGCCACGGCTTCCGGTGGCTCGGTCGAGCTGCTAATCCAGCAGCAGGCGGTCGCGCCATCCAACCTCGATGAGAGCATCGCCTTCCCCGTTGAGTGGTACATGGCCCTTCGCTGGGGCCTGGCGGACGATCTCGCCACCGGCCAGCCCGCCGTCATCATGGACCGTTGCGAGCGGAAGGCGCGGGAGTACCGCCGCCTTCTCGAGGACTGGGATGTCGAGGACGCCTCGGTTCAGTTCGCCCCCTCAATTCAAATGGGCGGCAACCGCTCGAGGTTCACACGATGACTGAAGAGCAGCTGCTACTCGACCGCCGAGTCACGGATAAGGATGCCGAGGCGATTGCCGACCACATGGTGAACAAGCTGGTGGCCCGCCTTGGGGACGAAGCGACAGTCGCCCACCTGATGGGCGTCTGGTCCTCCCACCTAGATCAGAGCATCGGAAAGACCGTCAGGCGTGGTGCATGGCTGGTCCTGGGCGCCATCGGCTTTGTCGCCATGGTCAAGCTCGAAGCTGTGATCTATTGGATTAAGAGTTAATTTTGGGGGCGGAATAATGCCGGATTATACGCGCGAACAACCAAAGGAAGTTTCCCTTCCGCCCCGCCTGCCTCTGATCGGGTTGGTCAACCAGCGAGCGGGCAGCCCGGATGTGGACTCGAGGCTCGTGAACGGCTACGTCGAGATCGGGGAGGACGGCCAGGTCCGCGTGGTCAAGCGGCCTGGCTTTGGGGTCGCCCTCAACATCGGGGCGGCTTGGGCAGGCCTCGGCTCCTTCTATTCAGACTCCGCCGGCAACCTGACCGTCTGGGAAGTCCCAATCGAGGGTGGCGTTGCCCACAGGCTCTACACTGAGGGCCTCCTCGTTGGGACACTTGCCACCATTGCGGCAGGCAGCTCAACGCGGACCTACTTCTTCGAAGAAGTTTCGACCGGCGCCGAGACCACAACTATCATCATCAACAGTCGGTACGCTGTCCACACCTACAATCCGACGGACGGGCTGGACCTCCTGCACTTCCGCGACACGGAGTACCTGGCCGTGACCTGCTCAACTACGAGTGGCTCCGCCGTCGTCACCACGGCCTCGACCGCCCTGCTGACTGAGTACACCGTCGTCACAGGGGCCGGCATCCCGGCCGACACCCAGATTGACAGCATCGACAGCGCGACGCAGTTCACAATGAGCCAAGCCGCCACTGCGACGGATGCAGCCGCGGTCCTTGACTTTGCCCTCGGCGGACCGCCGTCACGGGCCAGCACCTTCAGCCCGCCCACGATTGCAGGGGGTCTGACCTATCGCACCCTTGTCGGTGGCGTCGTGGACTTGAACAAGTCCGTCTACCTGCTAACGTACCGAGCTGAGATCGCGGGGTCAGACATCGACAAGCCGCGGGCGTGGAACCCCCTCAACAGCCTGTACGCGTATGCTGAGCAAGATCAGGCGGTGTGTATTGCCAAGCAGATGTCCTATATCATCGCGTTCAAGTCGACAACGACCGAGTTCTTTCGCGATGCGGGCAACTCGCCAGGGAGCCCACTTGAGCGCGTTGAGGGACTGCGCCTCGACATCGGCTGCTACGTCTCCGCCACCGTCCAGTTCCTTGACGGCCTCGTCATCTGGGCCAGCAACACGGCATCGAACAAGCACAGCGTCTGGGCCCTCGTCCAGGCTCGGCCGACGGAGATTGCCTCCCCGGCCGTGGCCCGCATGCTCGAGACCTACGCTCCGTATCGCGCGTTCAGCTTCTCCTCCGCCGGCCACACGTTCTACGTGCTGAACGCCGAGGCCCTGGACGGCGACCGGGTCTCTCTGGTCTACGACACGACCAGCAAGTTCTGGTCCTACTGGAACGCCCTGGGGGAGACCTACTTGCCATTTACCTCCGCGGTCCCCTCGTACTACGGGCCGAGGTTCCAGCACGAGTCCGACGGCAAGGTCTACCTGATGGAGCCCGGCTTGGCGACCGATGACGGCTCGGCCTTCGACATGGACATCTTTCCGCCGGAGTTCGACGCCAACGTTCGGCTCACGAAGTACCTCTCCAAGATGTACGTCGTCGCGGATCAGGAAGAGGGGAGCATTCTCCGCCTCCGCGTCAACGACGACAACCAGCACCCAGACCGCTGGTCCTCCTGGCGGGAGTTCGATCTGTCCGAGCAGCGCCCTCGCCTCGACGAGTGCGGATCGTTCTACAAGCGGGCCTTCCACTTCCGCCACTCGAGCCCGACGCCGTGCCGCCTCGTCGCGGTCGAGCTTGACCTCCAACCCGGGACACTCTGATGGCTACCTTCCGCAGCCCCCCACACAATCGCTGGCCCTTCGTGCTCGAGCAGGGCGAGCCTGTCGTTGACCCCGACTGGTTCGACTACTTCCGCGAGATCTCGAGCGCCTTTATGAAAGGTGTGAGCACCACGGTGCCACTAGCCCCAATCACAGGTGGGGGGACCGCCGGCTCCCTTACCATCGTCAACGGTCTCATCACGGCGGTAGTCGCGCCTACATAGGAGGTTTCATGGCAAGTCTATACGAACAGATTGCGGCGATGGCGCCTTACGCCGCGGAGTTCGGCCCACAGGCGGCCCTCGGCTTTAACCCGAACGATCCGAGTATGCAGAACCCGAATGCGGGTATGCTGGGGAACATCGCCTGGGGCAGCGTGCCAGGAATGGAGTCGTTCTACTCCTATGACCCCAACCAGAATCAGGAGGCGTTTGACCTCAAGGCCGCCCTACCGGAGTTCCAAGCGCGTGGCTACCGCTGGATGAGTGCGAATGACCCCTCGCGAGAACTGGCAGGCAACTGGATCGTCGGCCCTGACGGCCAACCGATTGCCGACTCCGCCCGCTTCACTGGGACGAATGACGATCGGTTCAAGCTGGCGGCCCTCGCCGCAGGCGCAGTGACCGGGGCGAACATCTGGGCGGCGGCGCCAGGGATGGCCGCGGCAGGTGGCGCCCAGACCTTCCCCGTTCTCCCCCAGGCCGCTGATGTGACGACGCAACTTGGCGCGCTCGGCAGCACGGCAGCGCCGACGGCTGCCAGCACGGCTGTCGGTCCGGGCCTTACGGCAGCGGCTGCCCCTGCGACCTCCCTCGCCACCACCGGCCTGGGGACCGCGACAGCGGCTGCGCCGGCAGCGTCGGGTGCCTTCAACTGGGGCAGCCTGCTCAGCGGCCAGGGCCTGCGCAGTGCTGTCGACATCCTGTCGGGCCTCTATGGCATGAAGCTGGCGGGCGATGCGCGGGAGCAGTCCGACCCGTTCGCCCGCTATCGCCCAGGGTACGGCGAGCAACTTGCGGCCCTTGAGGCCAACCCGAATCTGATCACCCAGCGGCCGGGCTGGCTCGCCGGTACGGAGCTGATCGGTCGCCAGATGGCCTCGCGCGGCTACACCGGCTCGGGGAATGAGAAGGCGGCCCTGTCGCGCTACGCCGGGGAATTCTACAACAACGAGGCCGCTCGCCTTGCAGGTCTTGCCGGTGCGGGCCAGACGCCCGGAGCGGGCCAGTTTGGGTCAGCCGCGCTTGCAAGCCAGTCCCTCGGATCAATCGGTTACGGCATCGCCCCCTGGCTGCCGAACAAGCCCTAAGGAGACGACATGGCAGACGGACTATTCGGGACGCCCACCGGGTTTCGGACCTACGACCGCGATCAGGCGGACCTCGCCCTCCTCGCAAGCCAGGCCCGGCACCAGGACGCGCTGAGCGGGCTCAACCGAGCGCAGGCGGAAGCCCTGCTCCGCAACCAAGCGAGTGAGGAGGCGAAGGCCAAGTCTCTCGCCGCAATCGCGGGAGGCAGAGGTGGGGCGACCCTCGAGGGCGGTATTGCCCCGACATTCGACGCGCTGGTCGATGCCGGGAAGCGGGTCTCAAGCGCCCTCTTCTCCGTCGGTGACGTAACCGGCGCGCAGAAGGCGGCGAACGAGGCGGCCCTCACGATGTCCCGCGTGGCGACGGGGGAGGCTGCCAAGGCCCGCGAGGTCGTCTCGCAAGGTCAAGCAACCCTCCAGAAGATCGACAGGCTGCAGGCCTTGCTCACCGGCGTCAACGGACCGGACTCGCATGCAGCCTTCCTGATGGCGGCGAAGGCAGACCCGCTCCTCGGCCAAGATCGGCTGCCGGAAGAGCTGCGGACCTACAACCCGGCGGTGATCCGGCGTTACATCGCAGGGTCTGATGCCCTGAAGCGGCAGGTCGAGATGGAGGATTCGAAGGCCAGGACGAGTGCGTACGTTGCGACGCAGGCAAGTGCGCGTGGCAGGCACGCGGTGCTGAACGAGCAGGGCGAACGGACCCTCACGCTGGCCCAGCAACGGGAGACGCGCCTTGCCAAGGCTGGGGGCACGCCGGACAAGCCTGTCGGCCCGCCCTCCACCGCCGCGGTCAAGGCCATGCGGGCGGACCTCGAGGCGCAGGGGCTCCTGCTAACCGACGAGGCTGCGGGGGAGGCGCAATCCCTCGAACTTGCGGAACGGGCCAAGCGGCTTGTCGCCTCCACCGGCGGTGCGCTGACGGAGACGGAGGCCCGCGCTCGGGTGATTGACGAGGCGCGAGAGGCGGGTGAGATCCTGCCGCCGGAGGAGGGCGGGCTCTTCCCGCCACGCCGTGCGAAGCCCGGCGCCTTCTCTCCTCAGATCGGCAGCCTCACCCGCCCACGCACCCTCACCCCTGGGGGGACCGCCCGCATCGGGGAGTACGTTCGTGACCCCGCCTCCGGCCAGGTGATGCAAGCGACCAAGGGGGGCTGGAAGCCCATCGGCCGCGCCGCACTGGCTAACCCGCTGGCTGAGGACTTCGACGAGGAGGAAGTGGAATGAGCGCGTTCGACTCGATGGCGATTGAGGGGGCCAACGCGGCTCCCGCAGCGCAGCCCGCCTCGCCCTTCGCCTCCATGAAGATTGTGGATGAGCCATTTGAGGCGCCGAAGCCTGCGGACAAGCCGTCTGGTGGAGTCTCCAGCGCAGTCCGCAACGTCGTCGGCGGGACGGCTGACATAGTTGACTTCCTCTTTGCCGGCACCCCCGCGATGGTCCTTGGCACCTTCGCCGAAGGCGTCAACCGTCTGCAGGGCGCCGTCTCTGGCAAGCCGCGTAAGGAGGTTGCGAAGCGGGGCGAGGAGCTGTCGACCGGCATCGGCCAGGCCTTTGGCACCCCTCTCCGCACAGCGCTGACCGACATCGGTTACCTTCGCAAGGACGAACCCGGTGCACTGCAGAAGGGGATGGGCTACATCGCCGAAAACCTCGAGCGGGACGCAGCGTCGGTCGAAGAACGGACGGGTGGGAAGGTCCTCAAGCAGGACTACATGATGTTCGTCAACGGGCTGATGGCTGCGCTTGGCGTTAAGGGAACTGGATTCGGAACACGGCGGGTGCTGGACGCACGCAAGGCCAAGGCGGCTGCGGTCGAGCTTGACAAGCTGAAGGCCGAGCGCGCGGTGGAGAATGTAGCCGAGGTCGAGGTCGCAGAAATCGGCCCTCGTCAGCCCCCAGCTGCCGCAGACTACAAAGCTTATCAGAAGGCCACTCCCGAGGAACGCGCCGCCTACACGCCCGAGCAGCGCGAAGCGATGGTCGAGTTTGCCCAGGCGAGGCGGGAAGCCAAGGCCAAAGCACGGGCTGCCTTCGCTGGCGACCCCTTCATCGCCGGCCGCACGCCGAGGACTCGCCCAGGCGAGAAGACCGCTGTGGATGAGGCACCGAGGGATCTCGAAATTTCTCGCGAGGTGCCGGGGCAGGATCTGCCGGCTTACGTCCAGCGCCCCTCAGGCGTCTACGTCCCCGCGGAGACGACTCCGCAGATGCGGGTAGCCGCGCCCGATGCGCTGACCAGTGGGACCGCCAAGGTTGCTCGCGGACGGCCGTTTGACCTGACGGCGGAAGAGCGCATTGCAATTCGGGGCTCGAAGCAGATTGTCGATCCCAAGATCGCTACGGCGGCGATCGTCGGCGCGACAGGTCTGGGGCTGGCCCTGGCCCTCGAGCCGAGTGCGGAAGAGGCTGCGCTCGCGATTGGGGCCGGCGCGCTGATCGCTGGGCGCGGACGGGGGCTGACCCTCGAGGCCATCCGAACGATGCCCGACGCCACGCCGCTGGGCCGGATCGTTGACCAGATGTCCCACACGCTCAGCACGGTTGAGGTCCTTCGTAAGCAGGCAGGCAATCGCTTCGAGTTCCGTCAGGACACTGTAGCGCAGCTTCTTCGCCGTGATGGTGTGACAGGGGCGGAACGGGCGATCCTCCAGGACGTGCTGGACAGCGTCCCTGGCGAGACGATCACGGCGAAACAACTGATGGAGGGGGTGAAGGCGAGGACGGGCGACTTCGAGCTCAAGCGGGCGGAGAGCGATAGCTTTGCAGACTACGGGCTGGAGAGGATTGATCGTGAGACTGACCTCAGTCAGCAGATTGATGCCGAGCCCTGGATTCCGGAAGGCACCGCCCCTGACGTTGAGGCGCAGATGCGCGCAACGCATGCGGCTGCTCGCGCTGACGCAGCCCGCCGGACGGCCGAGCCTACCACCACCATCTACCAATCCCCTGTCGAACTCGGCACCGCGAACCACTTTGGCGACCCCAACTACTTCGCCCATACGCGGAGCTTCGTCGAGGACGGCGTCAAGCATGTGGTGGAACTGCAGAGCGATGTGGCGCAGAAGGCGAAGATCGAGACGGTTACTCCGGAAATGCAGGAGGCGATCGCTCGGTCAAACGAGGTACAGACGGGGGCCAAGCGCTTCTGGGATGGCGTACTGTACGCGACTAGCCGTGCTGGCAACTATTCCTTCTTCGACGGCCTTCGCAGTGTTAAGAAGAACGCAGCTGACCTCGAGGCGGTGGTAGGCCACGACGACATCCCGATGATGATTGAGGAGAAGCTCCTCAGAAATCTTAACGAGGCGGGAGCGGAAGGCTCTCGACTTGCGGATCAGTTCTATCAAGAGTGGGCAAAGGGCAAGACACCCGAAGTCATTGCCAACTATGAGCGCGGCTACGTAGACATCTCCGATGGGTTCATTGACTGGGCACTCAAGCACGAACGCGAGTTCACCCCGGAGGTGCAAGACGCTTTGCGCGGGGTACTGCACCGCTATGCAACCAGTAAGATTGCCGACTCGAACGTCATTCTGACGGAGAACAAAGCGAAGCTGCAAACGGCGAACATCGCCGCCATCTCCCCCATGCTCAAGGACTGGCACAAGCGTCTAGTGCGGGAGGAGCTTGCCTCGTCCGCCGCGAAGGGGAAGTCGACGGTCCGCTTCGCCGACGCCGACACTGTGGCGAAGGTGGAGGGGTGGCCAACGCAGAATGATGCGAGAACAAGAAGTGCTCGTGAGTCTGTCGCAGCTGCAGAGCGTAACTTAAGTGAGATGGAGTCGCGGCTAGGAACACGAAGTGGTGCTACTCCTGCAGAACAGGCTGAAGCACGCCAGTGGATTCCTGTAATTAGGGAGGACCTTAAACGGGCTCAAGAGAATTACGCTGCTGCACGAGATGCGCAGGCCCCAATCTTCTCCCCCGAGCACCAAGGCATCTACGACCGCTACGCCAAGGACGTAACCAAGTTCCTCAAGGCCCTCGGCGGCAAGCACGTCGTCGATGCCTCCGGCCACGGCTGGTGGGAAGTGCCGGTTGAAGGCTCCAAGGCCACACCGGCGGGCAAGCGCGTCCAGCAGTTCGGCGGTCTCGACGCGGACCTGGCGAAGGCAGTCGCCGTCATCGGAGGGGGTGCTGCTCTCGGCTCTTACCTCTCGGACCCCGAGAACAAGCTGAGCGGCAGTATCCAGGGCGCAATCGTTGGCCTAGCCGCCCTTGCCGCTTCCCGCCACCCCGGCTTCCGCGACGCAGCCAAGGCCGCAGGGTCAGCGGCGGAGTACGGCTTAGGCCTTGCCTCCACCCGCGTGCGGAACATCTCCGAGAGCCTTCACTGGCGCATGGTCAAGCACGAGGGGGATGTGCTGAAGCTCTCCCACGACGCCCTCGCCGCGACGGAGAAGTTCTCCAACTACCTACGCAAGCTACCCGAGGCCTCGAAGGCCAAGCTCAACCGAGACATCCTCTCGGGCGACTTCGCCGCCGTCCTTCGCCAGATCGGCGCAGACGCTGCGACGCTCGCGGAGTGGCAGAAGGTCCGCACCACCCTCAACGACTTGGGCGAGCGGCTGAAGGGCGCCGGCAAGCTGCGTGAGTTGTTGACCGACTACTACCCGCGGGTCGTGATCGACGCCGAGGGCCTGCTTGCGGCGCTGGGAAAGGAGAAGCGGACCTACATCGACACGCAGCTGGATAAGGCTCGCCAGCGTGCCGCCCGCATGGGGCAGGAGCTGACGCCTCTCGAGATCTCCACGATCGTCAATCGGGCGCTCAAGAGTCAGGCGCAAGGGACCGGCCGTCCGGGCTTCCTGAAGAAGCGCAGCATCCAGGAGATCACGTCGGAACTCGAGCCCTTCTACGCACCCGCAAGCGAGAGCCTGCCGCTGTACATCCGCTCCGTCGTGAGGGAAATCGAACGGGCCAAGTTCTTCGGCGAGAACCTCGTCCGCGATGCGGAGACTGGCGTCGTTGACCTCGACACCTCGATCGGCAACCTCGTCCAGCAGGAGCGGGTCGCCAAGAACCTCACGCCGGCGCAGGAGGCCGAGCTGACCAGCATCCTGCGGTCCCGCTTCGGCCCTGGCGAGCGGTCGATGAACAAGTACCTGCAGGGGCTGAAGAACATTTCCTACGCCGGCCTGCTCGGCCACGTTACGTCAGCGATCCCGCAGCTTGCTGACACCGCGATGGCGTTCTACGCCCACGGGTTCCTGCCGACGGTGAAGGCAATGCAGGCGGTCAGCAAGCGTGCACCCGACCGGGTGACGGTGAAGGACGTTGGGCTGGCAGACCACGTCGTGGAAGAGCTGACGGGCGGGACCGCCAAGCCGAAGACGATCCTCGGCTTCCAACTCTCGTCCGCAAAGTTTCTTCAGAAGTCGTTCAAGTTCTCGGGCTTCTCCCTGACCGATCAGTTCGGCAAGAACGTGCACCTGAATGCGGCCTGGACGAAGTACCGAGGGTGGGCAGCAAGTGCCCCTGGGATCGAGCGCATTCGGGCGAAGTATGGCAAGGCGCTTGGCCCCGAGTTCGACAGCTTGGTTGCGGACCTGCGGGAGGGTAAGTTGACCGAACGGACGCGGACGCTGCTGTTCGCCGAGCTCTCCGACATGCAGCCGGTCTCGAAGTTGGAGGTGCCCCAGGGCTACCTCGACATGCCGAACGGGCGGGTCGTCTACATGCTCAAGACCTGGATGCTGAAGCAGGCAGACATCGTGCGGCGGGACATCGTGCAACGGGCTGCCAGGGGCGACAAGCGGGGGGCGCTCGAAGCCGGCCTCCGATTCAGCCTAATCCTCGGCATGAGCGGCGCGTCGGTGGAGGCAATCAAAAACCCCCTTCTTGGGCGGGAGGACCCCCTTGAGCTTTCCGACATTCCGAACAATGTGCTTAAGACCTTCGGCTGGTCCGAGTACACCGCGGATCGGGTGAGGCAGGGGAAGCTCTTGGAGACCGGGATCAACATCGCTCTCCCGCCGTACAAGATGTGGGACGAGATCCTGGCCCGCGATCCCAAGGCAATTAACTACATTCCGCTGGCGGGCCGCCTGCTCTACGCCGACAACATGCAGGATTTGGGGATCTCCACCGGCTTCCACGGGGCGGCGAAGGCTAACCTGCGGACGGAGGAGCGGCGGAAGCGGGAGGACCGCGCTGCGCGTAACCCCGAGGCCGTGCGCAAGGCCCGCGAACGTGCGAAGGCCGCGTATGAAAAACGCCTGCGCGAGCGGGAACGTCAGTAACCTAGGAGCCTCAGATGCCCGACGCAGACTACCTAGCCCTCGGACAGTGGAACGCAATCTGCGATCGCTGTGGGCGCAAGTTCAAATCCTCTCGCCTGCGCAAGGACTGGCAGGGCTTCATGGTCTGCGAACGGGACTGGGAGCCACGCCACCCCCAGGACTTCGTGCGCAACCCGCACCCTGAGCGCCCGCCCGAGTGGGTCCGCCCGCCGCAGGCTGACATCTTCGTCGAGATGTGCACGCTGGAGGGTCAGCAGGCGATTCCCGGCATGGCAATTCCTGGATGTGCGATCCCAGGGAAGAACGATGGGCTGTTCCTAGACCTCGTGGGAACCTGTACCGTCACCAGTATCCTCTGTCGCGCTAATCTCGGCTCGGCAGGTTGTGCAACCGTAGGAGTTACTTAATGGCCTCAACAACTTTTGTCGCCGGGACCGTCATTGACGCGGCTTGGCTCAATGAAGTCAACACGGAAACGTTCCTGACCAACGGCCAGCGGCTCGCCCGCCTCGGCCTGTCCGAACCCGAGGGCGCCTCGCTCATCGGCTACGAGACGGATGGGGATGGCGCCTCAGGGCTTACGGTGCAAGCCGAGCTGCGCCGCCGGGTCAACGTAGTCTCGCACGGAGCCGACCCGACAGGGACGGACGACAGCGCCCAGGCGTTTCGCGACGCCATCTCTGCTGCGGGCGGTGGCACCGTCTATGTGCCGCCCGGAACTTACAAGGTCTTGACCGCAGTCGAAATCACGAGCGGGGTGACGATCCTCGGCGAGGGCGCGACAATCAATTCGTCCACCTCCCAGATCACGATCTTTAGCGTCCTGGCCAGCGACGTTACGCTCGTCGGCCTCCACCTGGTTGGTGGGGGCAACACAGCCTACGATACGAATGGGCGCCTGGTCAGTGCAAGCGGCACCGACAATGGTGCGACGACGGCGCCAACCTACATCTATCGCTTGCGCATTCTTGACTGCACGTTTGACGAGGCTGGCCGAGCCGGTCTGCGTGCAACCTTTGTTGACCAGCTGCTGCTCGAGCGGTGCTCCTTCACCAACATTGCTTATGCAGCCGTGGAGTTCCTGAGTTGCTCGCACGTCGTCGTCAGCTCGTGCTACATCAAGGACATTACTCCGGGCACCAGCAGCAATACCTACGGGATCTACTTCTCCCGAACCAACGCAGCCGATCTGGTGCGGTACCCTCCCAGCGCCTACGGCATCGTCCGCGACTGCTACCTCGAGAATATCGAGTGGGAAGGCATCGACTGCCACGGAATTGACGGGTTCCTGGTGGAAGGGAACACGCTGGTTAACTGCGGAGACACGAACGTAGCCATCGCGCTGATCAGCGGCGATGATGAGACCTCGACGCCAATTGTCCCTGTCACGAATACGCGAGTTGTCGGGAACTACATCTACAACAACAACGACCGGGCGATTGCGCTGGATATCCTGGACGGGAGCGCCATCCTCCACCGGAACGTCGTGATTGCAGACAACACGATCGAGAGCGTTGGCCGCCCGACCTCCGGGTCCAGCCTGTTTGGCGGCATCAGTGTGGCGAGTGTGGTGAACTGCAGCGTTACGGGGAACGTGCTTACCGGCGTGTCCCCCTACGGCATCATGGTTCGCGGAGCGGATGCGGACAACGTCACCATCTCTGGGAACGCGATTGAACGGGCCTACTCGACGGCGAACACCGCGCCAGCAGGGATTATCGTGGACCGCGGAGCGTCGGCTGGCGGCACCGTTACGATCGTTGGGAATGTGCTAACCTCCCGCGTCATGTCGCCGCCGGATGCGTATCAGAACGTCTACGGCGTGCGGGTCGCGGGGACGGACACCGGTCTGGTACGGGTAGGTCCGAACGACTTCTCCGCTGCGACGACCGCCTACTCGGGCGACCTGGGGCAGTACGGCTCTTCCGCCTTCGCAGTCGCCAACCACGGAACGGCGACGATTGCGGTTACCTCCGGCAGCGGTAGCGCTACCCTCAATGTGACGCTCGAGAATGTGTATTCCTCCAACACGACCTACAACGTCGTGGCGAGCATCAACAGTCGGGTTGGCGCCGCAGCGGTAGTGGAGGCCTCTCGGGTCTCGACTTCGGAGATCCAGCTTCGCGTTTACCCAGCGTCGGGAACCTTCACGACTTCGGGCAACATCACCGTTTACTGGCAGACAATGGGCTTTTAAGGAGACCGACATGGCAGATACCACCTTTGTAAACTTCCGGACGCCTACGATCGAGGCGAGCTGGCTCAACGATGTCAACGCGCTGAGGTATGGGGCCAGCAGTGCCTCGCGCGGGGCAGCGCTTCTCGAGTTTGTTGGTCCTGACGGCGCGGTCTCGGACGTGCGAACGAAGTTGCTCCAATGGGTGACCCCGCAGGACTTTGGCGCCCTGGGCGACGGCACGACGGACGACACGACGGCGCTGGCCGCAGCACTGGCCTCGGGCTACCCAATTGACTTTACCGGCGCGACCTTCCGCATCACGGCGCCTCTTCTCGTGACGGTCTCCGGCGTCCTCCGCTGGCGCTCCAACGGGGCCACCATCCTGGCGGACTTTGCCGACGCCCAACAGAGTGCGGTGGTGCTGACCCTCGGCCTGGGGACGCACAACGTCGTCGGGCCGCTGCACCTCGCAGCGAACTCCAAGGCGTTTAACGGCTGGGTCTTCGACACGGCTGTCGCTGCCGACCTGGATGTCGAGGGCCTGAGCGTCTCGGATGTGTACCGGGAGAGCTTGGACTACTCCGGCGGCAACGGCATCCTCCTCACCGGCCCCTTCAATCGCGTCAGGCTGGAACGCCCAACGGTGAAGAACTGCCGAATGGCGGCCTCCGCCGGGGTGAGTGGCTCCGAAGGGATCTTCGGCATCTCCGCGCTCTTCAACGCGCAGGGCAGCCCGGACCACCTCTTCATCATCAATCCCTTCATCGATACCGTCTGGTGCGAGGACGACACCTGGCTCTTCGACCAGGACGGGATTAGGACACTCGTGAACAACGACGCTGGGGACGCGACGATCAAGACCTTGAGCGTGGAGGGCGGGCTCCTTCGAAACTGCTACGGCCGTGGGGTGAAGTCGCAGTGCGAGGTCTCATCCGTCATCGGGACGAAGTTCATTCGCACCGCTGGTTTTGCCCGAGGGTACGGGAACGAGGAGATTGACTTTCAGGAAGGCGGCGGGCTGATTAAGGACGTGCAGTGTATCTACGACGGCTCCGCCCCCGAATTTGTTGTCCAGATGCAGTCGAGTCGGGTTGCCAAGAACCTGTGCTCCGCCGTCGTAGACAGCGTGCATGTGCAGCTCGGAACGGGGACGACGCTCACCCGGTTTCTTACCACCGTGCCGTTCGACACAGGGACGGGCCAGCTCGTCCGGGTAAGCAACGTGTCGATTGCTGGCGACGGGGAACTGACGCTGTTCGCTGCCTTCTACGGCGGGTACGACGAGGAGTTTCACCTGTTCCTGAGCGACATCTCGGCGGCCCCGACAACGCGCTTTGTGAGTCCGCTTCTGCGGGGAACTGGCGACGCCTCGGGGAGTGTTCGGGCTACCCGCGTGGTCAACACAGGAGCCTCGGAGATTCAATTCATGTCCCAAGATCTGACGGACTCGGCGAACTGGGAGTGCGTGGCGTCGCTAACGGACTGCATCGGCTTCGAGGACAACATCCGGGGGCAGAGCCTGTACAACGAGACGGCCGCTGGCGCGGGCCACCAAGCTATCCGGGCGATCATCATGGAAGGGGCCAAGCGGTCGGGAACCCTTCGCCCGGTCTCGTTCACCCTCGCGGACAACGGACTCTACACGATTGCCTCTGGCACCTGCGTCTCAGGCAACGCGAGCAACGCGCTCCTCGTAGCCGTCAGCGATGCGGATAAGGAATCGCAGGGCCTGTTCTTCGCCGGGGACGACGGCGTGCTGAAGGGGACGACGGCCACCAACTGGGAAGTAAGCACCTCGACCAGCGAGCCTGGGTCGGGCTCCTACCGGCTTTGGCGAGATAGCGGACTGAACTTCCGGAACGCAAGCGGAGCGGAGCGGACGTTCACCCTGTTGCTCGTCGGCTAGGTCTCATCCCGCTGCCGGCGTAGCGTCCGGGCCAGCGTGATACGCTTGTCCAGGCATTCGGGCTTGCCCTCGCACCCCCCACAGGTCGAGCGGCAAGCCCGAACCGCTTGGGGCGTGACGCCTAGGCGAGCGGCGATCAGGGCAGTGCGGCGGAAGCGGGAGAAGAAGAACCACGGGCAGCAGTAACCCAAGTCCTCGACGATCATGGAACGAATGGAGAGGCGGGCCATTATACGGGCGCGAAAATCGTCATTTATCCGCCCCGATATATTCCAGCACCGCCGCCTCGGGCTGCGTCGAGTTCCCCTCGAACCGCATGCGGACTTGGCCGGAACGGATGGCGCCCGCCAGGACGCCTTCAAAGTCACGGAAGTCGGGGAAGTACGAGTGGATGTGGTGGTAGGCCTTGGTATACGCGATCTTCCCGTGCCGCTTGATGAACAGGATTAGGCGCTCGGCTTGCAGGCTTTCCTCGGATCGGCCGATCCGAGAGAAGACCTTGTCGAGGTCCGCTTCCGTGGCCTCGAGCATGCGGTCCGCCAGGGCAAGGTCAATCTCCGTAATCTCGAGGTCGTCACCTCGGGAGACGGACAGGATCGCGGCCAGCTTGTGCATGTGCGTCTGCTTCCGGGCGAGGTACCCATCGAGGCGCTCGTCATCAATTCGCTGATTGTGGGTGGTCCACATCTTCTGGTACCAGTCCCGCCCCCAGGCTCGGGCCGCCGGCGTGAGCACGCATGGGCCGGTCAGGTTGAGTGACATGTGCTCGAGATCGGCGGTCAGACGGGCAGCGAAGTCCTCGTAATCCTCCCGCGTATGCTCATCCGGGTACGCGATGAAGTTCTCCTTCTTATCCGCGTAGACGAAGACGCAGCGGGAAGTGAATCCGCCGCCGACCGTCGCACTGGGCATGTTATCCGCGATCCAGTGGGGGGTGGTACACCCGATCATGTTGATCCAGGGCGCCGCGATCACGTCGGTCCCACTCCCCTTGGTGATCTTCTCGAAGCTCGAGCGGCCATCCCAGAGGGCGATGAAGAGGTTCACCATGTCGCGGTCCTGCGGGTTGAGCAGGTTGCCTAGCTCGCCCGACGCGAGGGTGATGGGGGACATCGGCAGCCATTCCTCGCCGAACAGGAACTCTTCCTGCGCCTCCGCGAAGGAGGTGACGAGGGCTTGCCAGGTCACCACGTCCGGCCCGAACCGGATGCCGGGAACCTTCTTCACCAGGTCCATCCCCATGTCCATCGTCGTGGTCTTGCTGATGATCCCTGGCGGCGCGACGAAAATCACGAAAAAATTCGGATACCACTTGAATCTTTTCATGTCGATCCAGACTTTACGGCGAAGTACAGATGCGATGCAAGAAACTCCACACCAGAAATGCATCAACTTCGGCGCCTCAGTGCCGGCGGTGAACTCGAGGTAGGAGGGAATCCAGTCGGGGAATTGTCGGGGCATCAGCAGTGCCCCCATGAGGTGCTTGACGTTTTCGTTCCGCTCGGAATGATCAGCGGATCATCGTAGGGCAGCACGATCTGGGAGGCCTCCTCGAGCTGGGCAAGGCTTTCGGCCCGCCTGTGCATCGGATATTGTCCGACCAGGCTGTCGTGCACCTGAAGGAGGATCTGGATATGCGGGTAGCGCTCGTAGACATTCATCCAGATCCGATTGATGTACAAAGCTACTGTGCTTTGCGGCAGCCACGCGATAGCCTCCCGGCAAGTCGCATCATCCACATGACCGAAGTAATAGCGACGGTAGCCAAAAACATTCTGAACAAACCGTCGGGAGCGAAGAGCGTCGCAGAACTCTTTCTGCCATTCCTTGATCCGCCGCATACGCCCCAGGTACCAAGCCTGGGCACGCGTTGCCTCGTGGACGGAGAGGCCCAGCCGGGCGGAGAGTCCGTGTGGTGTTCCCAGGTAATGCGTGCCATGGGCGAAGCTCTTGAAGGTTCGGTACTTCGGATTTTCGCTTCCGTCGGCTCGAGTCTTTGTAATGGTTGGGTCACGATAGAACTCCCGCGCAATTTCAACATAGGGGTCCTTGCCTTCGCGCAACATCGCCTTCATCTCAGGCTCATCCGCTTCCCAGGTGACGATCCGCAGGTCCGCCTTGCTGAGGTCCTTGTCGAAGATCTCGTAGCCGGGATCGGGCACGAAGATCTTGCGGACGTTGGGCAACGTCAAACGGCCAAGCAGAGCAGTTTCCTCGTCCTCAGGGTCGTCATCTTCGCCGCCTTTGGGAACGTTCTGTAGGTTTGTCCCAGACCCGAAAACGTTCTTAGATGAGGAAAAACGAAAGGTCTCTGCCCCGCAAATATTGTTGCTTGTCCGCATTCTCTGATCAATGTCAAGGGGCGCATTGACAAAGGTGCGTAGAAACACGCCCAAACTTCTGTATTCTGCGATAGCTTTGAGGAGTGGGCGAAGGATTGGCTCACGGCGAGCTATTAGTATGAGTGCCTCTGCGTCGCAGGTTAGGTTGCCTGGCACGCCTTTCTTTGCTCGCTTAAAGTTCGGTCGCTGCTTAAGGTCCTCATAGAACAGCTTGGCCATCTGGACTCTAGATCCAGGATTAAGCGGGTGGCCGAGGACGCGCTCGAAGAAGGCCTCTCGCTTACCGAGTTCGTCCATCAGTTCGTTGGCAAAACTTTGGCGGACCTTCTTGTCCACCGCGATGCCGCGCTGCATGCACTGGAGGACCGGCCAGAAGAACTTCTGCTGGAACGCATCAACGGACTCGAGGCCGAGTTCGGCGATCGTGCGGGTCTCGACTTCGCCGCACTCCCGCGTCCGCACGCAATCCAGGCAATTGTACTTCCAAAGGTCTTCTTCTGTCTCATGGATATTAGACTGAGCCACGCGGCCTCCGATTCTTGGCTTGTTCGCTAAGGGGAATCCAACGGCAGTTGAGCTTGCTGTAGCCCAGGTGGTTGAGTTCGCGGTCGAGGCTTGCACCTTCGTACCAATCATCCCACATGTCTTTGTGGAACTCTGAGAACTGTTGCCAGCTGTCTTGGTACCAGATGCCACGACCGCCGTAGTACTTCCACGAAGTACTTTTGGGGTTGTCGCAGCGGGTCTTCATGTTGACCCATGCAAGGTAGAATGGGTGGTGCTTGTGCAGGCCGAGTGCGGCAAGGCCTCCGCGTGGGATGCTTTGGTTGAACTTCTCGATCGAGTTAATGTCTTCACCACGCATAAAGCGCTTGTAGTGCAGGCCGCATAAACCGCGGGCAAGAATGCGGCGTTCGCAGTCAATAGCAAGACATGGCATGTCAGCCACCTACCTTCCATGTTGTCTTATCTGGCTTCCACTGTACGTAATGTTGGCAGTAAAGGGATGCGAGGAAATCAAGAGACTTGGGCAGGCCGCAGAACACAGAGTGGTGAGCGATCATTGTATCCTGGGCGACGCGAGGAGTGAAATGCCAGTGCCTGTAGGTGTATTGGCAGTCGTACAAAAGATTCTGACCGCGGACTTTGACTTTCGGATGGGTGAGTAGGCAGTAGATCAGCCAGACAATATGGGCCTCTTCTTCTTCGCTCCAGTATCCGTGGGTGTGACCGCGTTCCATGAAGGGAATGCAGATGGCCTCGGTCTTACTCCAAGAGATTCCGATGCACGAGATGTGGCCGGCGGCGGTCTCAAGGTCGAAGTCAATCCACTCTTCTTGGCCGGACTCGACCAAGCTGGTAAGCATCGTGAGCGTGTCGAGAGCTGTCTGCAGGCTCGGCCTGACAATAAAGTTCCATTGTGGCTCACTCCCGTAGTCCGCCGACCCGCGTTCCCGCGCCGCTCTCTTCAGGTCGTGTACGGTGATATGTCGCTGGGCCATGTCGCGCATGACCAGTGCGGGGTGAAGGATCGGAATAACTTTGGTCGTCGGCGGGGTCCACCCAGGGCGGATCAGCTCCGCTGGCCAGAGTTCGACTGGGACCTGGAGGCGGAGTTGGCTGCCGCGCCACTTGCCGATCCCCCAGGCGCCGGTTAGGGCCCACAGCGCTGTCGCGCCTGCGGCGACGATCACGTTCGGCTGGACGAGGTCGATCTCCCGCAGGAGGCGGTCCACGCCCGCAAGGACAATGGGCTTGACCCAGCGGTCCCGCCAGCGGATCATGTCGGGCTGGATGTCCTTGCGCTTAACCGTGACCCATCGCTCGATGTCGTTGTAGGGCGGCCGGGAGTTTACAACGTTCGTCGTATAGCACTCGGACCGCATGATGCCCGCCTCGTGGAGCATGCGGTTGAGTTCCTGGCCCGAGAGGCCTTGAAAGGGTAGGCCGGTGCGTTCCTCCTCCTGCCCCCAGGCCTCGCCTACGATCATGATGTGGGCGTTAGTCGGTCCGTCTCCACTGTGAGCATGAAGGGCCGGCGGTGCGGACGTTGTCACTTGCGTCATCTAGCTTCCCCGTGTCAAGTTGTTCTGCCGCGACCGCCACATAGCGCGCAATGCGGGCGTAGCTGTCGAGGATGTCCTGCTGCGCTGCCTCGTGGACGAAGACAGCGACAGGGCCGTCAACGAATACGCAGCGAGCGTCGAAGGGATTGTGCTTCATCCTGGCTTTTTGCCTTCGCACAAATCGTTCAGTACTTGAAGGTCAAGAAGAAGAGGCTTGTTAGCGGCGATGCACTCGACGGCAAAGCGGTACCGCGTCCAGCGCATCGGCGCATCGTCGTCAATGATCTGGCACAACGCCCAAGCACAGCGATCAACTAGGTCGGCGGTGTCTGGATTATAAGGTGTGTAGCTCATCGCAGCAACCCCTGGCGCTTGAACGCCGACAGCAGGTACGGATCCGCGTCCGCTTGCCGCGAGTACCACAGCGCGTACCCGCGATCGACCGCGCTGATCGGCTGGCCGGCGAACTTCCCGAACGTCATCTTCTTGGGCACACGTGCTTCCTCACTCATTGCCCAGAGGTCGTCGAGTTCCCGGCATTTCGTCTGCGCCTGGATCACCTGCAGGAGTTCGAGGACGAACTCGCAGTCATGGCGGGCGGCGTGAGCGTTGCGGACCTTCGCCCGCGTCTTGTCGTTCGCGCCCTGGGTAAAGTACATCATCGCCGTCAGGGTGTGGGAATCGACGCCCGGCCAGAGTTCGCGCGAGAGGGCGAGCGTGCAGATGCGGCGCACCTCGGGCGGGCTGCCGAGGGCTCGCCAGTCAAAGTCGATGTTGTGACCGATCCAGTAGGAGGCCTGAGGCACGTCCCGCGGGGCCTGGTCGGACGGCGGGCAGCCCTCTAGGTCCGTCATGCAAATGCCGTGGACAGCGATCGCCCCGAACGTCGGCGGCATGCGGGGCTTGTAGCGGCGCTCAAACGTCCCGAGTTCGTGGACGAGGGGCATCCAGGCGAGCTCGATCACCTCAAGGGGGCGCTCCGGCGTGTCCTTGTTGGTCGTGGTCTCCGTGTCGAGAATGATTGCCGTGTAGGGCTGCGAGGTGAGGGGGGTCAAAAGCTTCTCCAGAAAATTTGCAAAATAAAGGGGCCGATCTGGGCGCTGAAGTTTCTCGTTGTTAGAGAGAACATCAGTGCCCACGAATCGAACTCGCGGTAAGTGTGGAAAAAGACGCCATTGCCCATTAGAACAGTCCTTCATCGAAAGCTGCAAGCCCTTGCACGCGACGCAGGGCGATGCCGTAGGCGCTCGCGTCTTGCTCGATCATCGTGCAGGGGAGTTTGAGTTCGTGGCACGCCTCGACGGTGGAGCCCGAGCCGCCGAAGGGGTCGAGGACCCGGTCGCCTGGCGCTGCGCTCCGCTTGAGCAGGTCCATCAGGAGCGGCACGGGCTTCTGCGCCGGATGCCCTAGGGCGGCATCCTTGCCGTACTTCAGCACGTCCTCGCGGATCGCCGTCACCTTCTTGCCCCCTTTGACCGCGTAGAGGATCAGCTCGTACCGTCGCTGGGGACCGGCGTCTGGCCAGGGACAGCGGAATCCGTCGGGGTTGTGCCAGATAAGAGGCGTGCGATGGACCCGCCAGCCCGCGACGGACATGCGCCTCCGCAGCTCGTCAAAGCGGTCGATGTCGCAGAAGAGGTAAGCGTGGGCATCTGCCTTCGCCGCGCGGAAGAGCAGCTCGGGCAGTTCCCGCATGAGGCTTTGCCAGGTTTCATAGTCGTCCTTGTAGAAGTGGGAGGCGGCGGAGGAGCCCTGACCGGAGTCACCGAACTCGTCCGCCCCCATGCCGTAGGGCGGGTCGGTGAGGATGATGTCCCAGGAGGCCTCGGGCGCGGAGCGGAGCCAGGTGAGTGCTTCCGCCTGCTCGAGACGGTGGACGGTTGAGGAGTAGGATCGGCCTACCGCCTCCGCCAGGCTGGCGTTTTGCGCTGCCGCTTCCTTTTTCTTCAGCACCTTGTAGGCTTCCTCGAGTGTCGGCGCCTTCGCCACGTCGGCGTCGCCAAGGAAACGGGAGACGATGATCTCCTTCCGGGTGTTGGCTTGGTAGCCGCCGGCCACCGGACCCTCGAGACCACCATGAGCGGCGGGTACGTCGCGGACTTCCCGCGCGATGTCCCCAACCGTCGGGCGAGGTCCGCCCCGCCCATCAGCCTGCGCAGTGCGCAGCCCCATCAGGGAGGCAGTCGCCTGGGCACGCTCCTGCCACGTCAGGTCCACCCGGCGGATGTTTTCCTCGAGTTCGGCTTCCCAGGCCTCGAGGGGATCGAGTTGGCCGAGGGTAACGTAGGGGACTTGACCGGGCGGGACAACCTCCCCGTGATAGCGGAACAGCACACCCAGCTCGTGCAGGTCGGAGATCGCGCGGAGGCGCCGCTCCCCCGCGACGAGGACGAGGCCTTCGGGCGCCTGGCGCACGACTGGGGCGTGCATCAGGCCGACGGTCGAGATGCTGTCCGCCAGTTCGTTCAGCGTGGAGGGGTCGAACTCGCGTCGCTGGCGTCCGGGGGCGACAGTAAGCGCGGTGATAGGGACGAACGCTGTCATTCGAGGTCCCCGGGGCGAGCAACCAGCACGCCGATGGGGCGAAACTCGAGGTTGCTTTCCGTGTCGTCGTCCTCTTCGTAGGTCACCCCTCGAAGGGTGTCGATCACGATGTACTCACCGGAGTCCCAGGTCTCGCGCGCAAGGCCGGCGTCGTCGGTTCCGAATACGTCTCCGTAGTCGTTCACAGCCAGGTAGCGGAATGTCATGCTTGTGCTCCAGAAGGAAAGCCCCCCGAAGGGGGCGGGATGTTGCGGGGTTACGGCAGGCGGGCGACGCCGGCCACGCGCTCTTGGATGGCACCCTGCCATTCCTCGTGCTTGATGCGCACGAGAAGCATGCGGCCGACCATGCTGCGCGGGGAGAAGGGCTGGCCCTTCACGTTCATCCCGAGGGCCTCACGGTACGCCCGCAGTTGCCGGTTCGAGCCAGCCTCGGTGGCGAGGCCGTTCTGGGCGTTCAGGTCCAGCATGATGGAGTCCTTCATCGTGAAGTCGTCCTTCGTCAGGCCGAGCTCCTCCTTCACGTCGAGGGGGATTTGCAGGGACAGCGTGACGTCGTAGGCGATGCCCTGCTTCGGCGTGCCGTCGTCGTTGTACTTGTCCTTGCTGGTCCACTGGCGCGCTTGCAGGTCCTGGATGATTGCGGGGTAGTCCTTGACAGGCAACGGCGGGCGGCGCTCGAAAGTTTCGTTGACCTGGATGTCGAGGAATGCTGCGGGGTCGAAATTGAATGAAGACATTGCGATGGTTCCTTACAGGGTTGTGGCAGGCGATTGGCTTGGTTCGGGCTCACGCGGCCTGCCGGCGCGGGAGATTGGAATTGTGCGCTCGGGATATTGCGGGATTATGCCGCCGGGCGTTGACGGACCTCCCAGGATTTGCGGGCACAGCAGGCCTCGAAAAAGTCAGGGCCGTGGTAGAGGGCTATGACACCATTGATCCCTGCGCGAGCGCGAAATCTTCCGTCTTTGAAGCCTACGCCCGCAATTCCTGCTCGGTTATTTGTGAAGATCTTTCTGTTATAGTTGCTTGTAGGCCAGTCTGTCCAACGGCAGTTAGCGCGACTGTAGGGCTTTGTACGATCTATGCGGTCAAGAACCTTGTTCGGCAACCAGTCCTTAACCATCTCGTTAGCAAAGGTTGTGGCATCTGCCCACTCAGGGCAGTAGGTAACACCAAGCGCCCCATAATACTTGTAGTCGTCTCGATTTGGGTTATCGCAGCGCTGCTTCATGTTGTACCAAGCAACGTAGATTGGGTGTCTCACGCTTTCGCCCTTTCAATCCATTTGTCAAGAATCTGCGCAAAATCCGGCCTAATCTTCGAAGCGATAGGCAAATATCTTGTTTTTGTATCGACGTTGCTCGCCGCGGTGTCCCAATACCAAGCCGTGCCCTCGCGATTCGTGAAGATCGTCTCGGAGAACAGTGGCGGGATGTCGTCCGCCAGCGCCTTGCCGATTGCCTTCGTCATGAGCTGGGTTGTGCCCGTGATCTCATTCACCTGGCGCTGAACGTGTGCCGTGAGGACGAACGTGCCCTTGAACGCCTGGGTCATGTAGCGGAGCCAGTTGATCAGGTTGCTTTGGCTCACCCCGTAGTCGGGCTGCGAGGCCGTCGGCTTGTTCCCGATAACCATGCGGATGCAGGCGTTTGCCGTTTCCGTCAGCGAGTCGTTGATGAGGATGCGGTCCGCCCCCCAAGAGCCGATGTTGCCGTACGTCTTGCCTGTGCGGTCGTCCGGGAAGTCGGCAAGGCAACGCAGGAGCTTCTCCCAGGGATTGTTCTGCCCGCGGTTCGGGTCGATCGACTTGGTGAGGGCCTCGTAGTTCAGCCGGCCGACCTTGTCCGCACCCTCGATTAGGCTCTCGAGGCTCAGCGCTGGTGTGCGGACGACGTGCCAGTGGAGGTTGTCCGGCACGGGCATCTTGCGGTCGCGCCAGTAGCCGAGAAGGCTCTCGAGTCCATTCTCGGTGAAGAGGACGAACACGTCGAGGGCAGGCTTCTGCCTCGCCGCCCAATCGACGAGGGTGCCGAGGGAGAAAGTCTTGCCGGAGCCGGAAGGGCCTTCGAGGAGAATCTTCGGGCCGTCAAGGGTGAAGGCGGGCTTGGCAGGTGCCTCAGACATGAGACTTCTCCAGAGTTGGGTTGAACTCAATCAGGGCTAACAGCTCTTGGCAAGCTTCTTCGTATCCCTTGATGAAGTCTGGGGTATACATACTGGGATTGATTGGCATTTCTTCGTCTGCCCTGACGATCATCTGGCAGAGTCGAAGCCGGATCTGTCCTGTCACTGGCGAGCAAGCATCACCGAGCACACCCTCGAAAATAGAAAGGTCTTTGCCAAAGTGCGCAGTCCCTTTGACTTGCCGACGTTCGCGGGCTTCGGTCAAGCGCTCAACCGTTCCGATATATTCGAGGACTCGAAGAAAGCGATAGCGAGGTTCAGAGGGGATCATCTCAGCTCTCCCTCGGGCCAGCGCCAGCCTTGTCCGCCCGCGCATTCGCTTCCCGGTCGCTGTAGCTCGTCGGGTAGCGCAAGGCCAGCTTGTCGATGTTTCGCTCGGCCACGCGGGAGAGCGTCACGCCGAGGTGCTCGCAGGCCAGGGCGATGTACCACAGGAGGTCGCCGAGCTCCTCCGCCATGTGGTCGATGTCCTCGGCCGAGAACGGGCGATCGTAGATTGCACCTCGCTTGACGAGCGTGGTGAACTCCCCACCCTCGGTCGCGATGCCTAGGGCTGCGTGCGTCAGGTCCGTTGGCAGGTGGTTGAAGCTCTTCGCGGTGCGCAGTGCGGCCGCTTGGTATTCGTGGAAGCTGTTCATGAGGGTTCCTTGCTAGTTTGGTGGCCGCTCCACTCGAGGTACTGCTGCACCTCGCAGAGGAGTTCGTGAGTGAGGGCAGCCTTTGGCCAGTCGGCTGCCATGTTGTAGGGTTCGCCTTCGAAGTGATGCGTGAAGGAGAACCGCCCGTCCCCATGCTTCGCGCACGGGCGGCAGATGATCTGGTGCAGGGCCGCCCCTTCGTGGATCATTCGGCCCCAGATCTCGCCGCACCGCAGGCAGTACAGGTTGTAGCTGTGGTGGCGGCGGATTTCGAGGCCAGGGATCACACGATTGTCTGGGATGGGGCGGGAGCCCAGCCAACGGGTGCCGAGGAAGAAGTCTTGGCGGGCCATCAGCGGGTCTCGTTTAGCTTACGCGCAAAGACTAAGGCCTTATACTCAAGACGCCTTGCTGCTGAGAACTCTCCCGCCCGCCAAGAATTTTGCTTGGGCGCAGTAACTGCCCAGACAAAGTACCCGCGGTGGCGTGCCCATCTACGATAGATATGGGGTTTCCACACGGTCAGCCCTCCCAAGGCGCATCTTCCGCCGGCCCGCGCAGGGTGTTAAGTGCCTTGGCGGCTCCCCCGATTGCAGCAGCTTTACCTTCCCGAATGTACGCCTGGACCAGCGGGATAAGTGGACCTGGGACGCTGAGGTGCTCGGGCGTCGCAGCACGTTCGAAGATAGCTTGCCAGCCTGAGCCCCAGCGGATCTGCAAGACTTGCCACGCTCCGCCGCCAGGGCGATGTTCGCGGCCTTTGCTGTCGAGCCAGGACTTAAACCCCTCGAGCTTGTCCTTGTGGAGTAGATTGCGGGCAGCCATGTCAGGCCTCCACCAGCACTTCAATCCGCTGAACTGGGTCCCAGCGGCGACGTTCGAAGTCCTGCTCCAGCCAGGACTGCGCTCGGCCGGGCTCGGAGAGGCAAATGCGGCGGAATCCACAGCCGCCGTAGGCATTGCACGACTCATCGAGGTTGTAGTCGAAGTAGCCGTTCTCCCAGCACTCGATCATGCGGAGCACGTCGAGCTGCATCTGCTGTTCCCAGCGATCGACCTGCCAGGCGGGGCGGTAGGTGATCGCCTGCTGCGTGTCGTACTTCGTCTTGAGGATCGAGACGCCGCGGATGAGGAAGCCCTCGAGGGGGATGCCGGCCTTGCGTGCGCCCCAGCAGTTTCCCGTCACGCTGATCATACCGTTGTGGCGAATCAAGAAATACGAACTCGGCACAGTTAAGCAGTACACACTGCCCTCAAAGTGCTCCAGTGCTTCCTGGTGCAGATGCACGCTGTGGCGATGAGTCTCAGTAAAGTACACCTTATAGGAAGGCTTCGAGGACTTCCAGCCAGCTTGCTCGACAAGGCTTCCGCGCATACCGCATAAGGCGGCGATTGTCATCACCCAATCAGCGTTCTTGTGCTCTGAGGTGATATAACTACTCCCTGCAAAGTGCCCGTCCCAATGGCGAAGTTCATCCATTACTACCCGCAGGCTCTCGCCAGAAAGTTCTAACAGCCAGGGGCCAAAAAGCTTGTTGGGCCCAAGCAGCATCTCAATGAACTCAAGCTCAGGACACAGTTCAACTCGAAGTGAGTAGTCCTTCGTGTTCCAGTATTTACGCGGGGCCGAGAGCCGTGTCAGGATTTCCTCGAGACGAGTGAATTTGCGCTCCTTCGTGAAGTGGAAACGTACACCACTAAGTTTACCATCAGAGTTCCGAAGCCAGCTGCCGTCGGCTTGCACCGCAACTAAAAGGCGT